CGCGCAGGCGGGTCAGCACGGGCGCCAGCCAGGAGACGTCGCGCAGCTGTCCCGGCCGGCGCTTGCGATAGATGTGCAGCACGTCACGTGCTGGGACGCGCTGGCTGCTGAGCCAGGTGGCGCCGCCGGGCAGAACCCAGGATGCGCCGGGATAGACGCGGTGCAGCCAATAGCCGACCGGCTCGCCGGCCTCGCCGAGGCCGATGCCCTGCAGCGTGGGGACACCCTCAATGACGCCCTGCCGCGCCGCGTCGAGGTGGTCGCTTTCCAGCACCTGCAGGCGCAGGCCGATCGGGTTGGCCGGCGTGATGTCCGCCGGCAGCAGGCGGACGAAGCATTCCCCGCTCTCTACCACCGCACGCATGACCAGAGCCTGGAGGCCATAGAGGTCGAGCCGCCCCTCGGCATCGCAGGCCGTGCTGTCGGACCAGCGGCGCCAGGCCTCGGCGTGCGGTTTGTCGGGCCAGCGGGTGGTGATGCCGGCACCCACGGCGTTGCCGGTCCAGAGATCGACGATGCGGGCGGCGTAGGGGTCGTTGCGGACGGCATCGCGGGCGCGCCGCGCCACGGTGGGTGCGGCGGCGCCGACCTCCGCCGTGGCGCTGCCCCCGGAGGCGGCCCAGCTCGAGGCGCGGCTGTCCTGCGCGGCGGCATAGCCGCGCAGGGCGTGCCAGGCATCTCGAAGGCGCCCCATCACCTGCTGCCCTCACGCGAAAAGCTGGCGAAGGTCACGTTGGGCCGGCGCGCGGCGCTGTTCTCCGCGGCGTGGAGCACCGACAGCGCGCGGCCAAGCTCGTCGAGCGAGCGGTATTCCACGGTGCGGCCATCGAAGGTGACGCGCGTGGTGCCGCCGGTGAAGGCAGCCGCGAGGACGGCGGCGCGGGTGCCAGCGGGCTGCGCCAGCGCCCAGGCGAGGACGGTCGGATCCATGCGCGTCCTCCTTTCAGCGAAGCCAGCCGTTGCGGGGCGCGAGCCAGCCGCGTGGGCGTTGGGTGTCAGTCGCGACCTGCGGCAGCGATGGAGGCGCGACATTCCCGCCGGTGGGAATCTCGCCTGCCGGCAGCGACAGCGCATCCGCCATCCGCGCCCAACGCCCGTCGCCCCAGCCATCCATGCCGAGGGCGGCTGCAGCAGCGCGGGCATAGACCCGGCAGTCCAGCGCCTCGTTCCGTTCCCTGGTCTTGACCCATTCCAGGCGGCGAAAGCCATTGCGGCCGGCGCGCGCGACGAATTGCTCGGCGGTCAGCTGGCGGCAGAATTCCTCACCCGCTGCATGCAGCGGCAGGTGTACAAAGCCGGGCGGGAATGGATCGCCGCTCTCCGCCGTTGGCCGCTCCAGCTTCAGCCAGCCATAGGTCTCGCCCTTCAGGAAGGACGAGCCTACGGGCCAGACCTTCAGCCCGCCCAGCTTGCGGCCGTTCCGCCGCACCTCCGTGGCCGAGGGCTGCCCGATCGCCGCCCGCAGACCGTCCTGGCCTTTCACGGCAATGGCACGGCCGGCACCGGCCCGCCGCACGAAGGCGTAGACCTCGGCGGTCGTCATGCCGTCGCCGCTGTCGATCGCCGTCATGGCAAGGCCGAGCCGGTGGCCGGAGGCGTGCCGCCAGGTTTCGCCCAGCAGGCCGCGCAACTCGTCCCAGACGGCCGCCTCGAAGGGATTGCCGACCAGGATGCGATGCTCGATCAGCCAGGACTGCCGATCCTGCGCCCAGGCCCAGATGCTGGCCTCGAGGCGGTCGCGCTGGACGTCGACACCGGCGGTCAGCAACAGCCCCTCGGCAGCAACCGTGCCGGGCGCCCATTCCTCGCGGCGATCGTAGAGCCGCTGCCAGTCTGGCGCCTCGCCGCTCTCCTGCCAGGTCTCGCCCAGAACCGTGTTCCGAAAGGTCTTGATGGCGCGATCGTCGCCCTGGGCCGCCTCCCAATCCCGCACCGCCTGCGACCAGGAGAACCAGCCGACCGGCGAGTAAAGCGCCGAGATGTGGAAGCCGATCGCGTGTGGATCCTGCGGGATGGCGGTGGGGCGCCATTCGCCGCCGGCCAGCATGGCGGTCTTGTGCTGCTCGCCGATGGCGCCGTCGCAGGCCTCGCAGAGATAGCGTGCGCTGTCCGGTTCGCCCTTGTCCCAGATCAGCCGCTCGAAGCGCAGCCATTGCATCGCCGCGCAGTGTGGGCAGGGCAGAAAGAACCGCCGCTGGTCGCTGGCCAGGTATTCCCGCTCGATGCGCGACAGGCCCGAGATGGTGGGTGTGCTGACCAGCAACGTCTTACGGCGCCAGCCAAAGGTGCGCGCCCGCGCTTCGGCCAGCGCGACGGGGTCACCCTCGCCCTCGACGTCGCCGGGATAGGCATCGACCTCGTCGAGGAATAGGAAGCGCGCGGACATGGAGCGCAGACCAACAGCGCTGTTGGCGCCGGTCATCACCAACTGGCCGCCGGGGAACTCCTTGCTGAGCTGGCGATTGCCGCTGTCTCGCGAGCGCGCCGGTGCGACCCGCTGCCGGATGGCGGGCGTCTCCTCCACCAGCGGGTCGATGCGCTGATCGGAAAAGCGCTTGGCCAGTTCCGTGGTCGGCTGCACCGCCAGCATCGGGCCCGGCGCGTGGTGGATGACGTAGCCAATCCAGTTATTGCCGCACTCGGTGCCGCCGACCTGCGCGCCCTTCATGAACACGACGCGCCGCGCCGGATGTGCCGGCGACAGCGCGTCCATCACGTCGCGCAGATAGGGCGTGCGGTTGGTGCGCCACGGCCCCGGCTCGGCACTGCCGCGGGAACCGAGCATGCGGTGCTTATCGGCCCAGTCCGAGACCAGCAGCGCGGGCTCCGGTGCCATGCCGTCGCGCCAGGCCTGCAGGATCTCGGCTGCGCCGTCGAAGTTTCCGAGCTCGCCGATGATCTGTTCGCCCGTCATCATGCGACCGCCACGCGGACGTCGTTGCGCTCGGCCAGATGCTGCCGCAGCCGGGCGTCCATCAGCGTCTGCAGCCGATGGGCGTCGACGCCGAGTTCCGCCGCCAGTTCCGCGGCGATGCGGGCTGGCCAGGCGAGTATGGCATCGCGCTCCTCCTTGGCGAGGCGGTGGACGAGCATGAGCGCACGGGCTTTCTCGACCAGCTGGCCGCGTCGCTCATCGAGCCGGAGCTTGCGCTCCTGCGCCTTGAGCATCTCGTTGGCGGTGCGGGCATTGTGGAAGCTGCTGCCGCCGGCGGAGGGCGTGGGCAGCGGCTCCGGCATGGGCGGCGCGATGAATGCCGGCCGCGGCTGGGACGGGGTTGGTGAAGGCGAAGGCGAAGGCGAAGGCTGTAGCGGTGCCGGCGCCACCATGGCCGCCGTCTTGCGCGCTGGATCGCTGCTCGCGGCCAGCCGCGCACGCACCTTCTCGACGTCCCACCCGCCACCCGGCTCCTGCGCAATGCGGCCGGACTGGGCGGCCTTCTGCAGCGCGGTGTGCGAAATGCCCAGCCGGCGCGCCACCTCGCGCTGCGAGGGCACCAGCGCATCGGAAGCAGCTGCGATCATGATGTGATCGAACCCCTCCGATCAAAGCAATTTGATGAGCGCGCGATGTGCTTGGCTCGTGCGCGGCACAGCGCGAATGGTCAGTCACACGCAGAGCATCAAGCCCTGCACCACGACGGAGACCAGCATGACCGACCGCACCGCCCGCAACCAGGAAAACAGCCTGGCCGCCTTCCTGGCCAAGAAGGCGGAATTCGACGCCCTCCTCGCCGAGCTCACCCAGGCCAGTGCGGACCATTTCGGCGCGGACCCCGAGACGGTGCTCTGGGGCGAAGCGGCGTGGCTCTCGGATGCCACCGCGAAGCTGAAGGACATCGCGGACCAGCATTTCCGCCGCGGCGAATACGAAGCCTGACGCGGGCCACTCCCGCACCGCCCCGACCGGCAGCGCCGGCGGGGCTCCCGGCAGTAGGGGCCGATGACCGGCACCCGGAACCGGAGACCACCACGATGACCAAGCTTTCCGACAGCCAGCGCGTGATCCTCAGCGCCGCCGCGCAGCACGAGATGGGCCTCGCCCGCGCGCCGAAGACCCTGCCGGCCGCGGCGCGCAACGCGGTGTTCCGCAGCCTGATCAAGAACAACCTGCTCACCGAGATCAACGCCCCGCGGGAGCATGTCGGGCTCGGCTGGCGCCAGGATGATGACGGCACCTGGATCGTGGCGCGCATCACGGACGAGGGGCTGCGCGCCATCGGCATCGACCCGAATGAGGGCGACGCGGTCGCCGGCGAGCCTGACTGCTCCGGCATCGAGGGCAGCGTGCCCGACACGGCGCCCACGGTGGCGCCATGCAGCACGCCGGAGGAAAGCCCCGCGCCCGCCGCTGAAGCGGCCCAGGCCGCGCCCCTGACGGAGGAGATCGCCATGCTTGACCAGGTCCTCGCGGAACGCGCCGCGACGCCGCGCGCCAGTTTGCGCGACACTGCCACAGCCATCCTCGCCGCCTGGGACGATCATGCCGCACGCTTCGGAACGCATGATGGCGACCTGATCGGCGCCCTGGACGCGCCGATCGCGGCCTTGCGCACGCTGCTCGCTGGCAAGCCCGCCCGCACACCGCGCGAGCCGGGCGCGCCGCGCAAGCCGCGCGAGGGCACGAAGCAGGAGCAGGTCCTGGCCATGCTGCGCCGCCCCGAGGGCGCGACTGTCGCCCAGATCGCCGAAGCCACGAATTGGAACAGCAACACGGTCCGCGGCTTTCTCGCCGGCCTCAAGAAGAAGGGCCATGCGGTCGAGGTGCTGGAGCGGATCCGCCAGGTCGGCCCGAACAAGGAGGGTGCGCGCGGAAGCTTCACGATCTACCGCATCGCTGAGTGACGACCAGGCGGGTGTTTCCAAACGGCAGGGTGCCAAATGGAAACACCCTCCTGGCAGTGGACGATCACTGGCCTCATCACGCCGCCACCTGCACCCCGCGGGCGGCGGCGATATCGTTGAAGGTCCGCTCCTCACCCGCCAGGATGGCCGCCATTCCGGTCGTGCGCTGCCACCGCTGTACGGCCACATCGACATAGCGCGGATCGATATCCACCGCGTAGCAGGCGCGGCCCGCGGCCTCCGCTGCGATCAGCGTCGTGCCGCTGCCGAGGAACGGATCATAGATCGCCTCGCCGACTGCGCTGTTGTTGAGGATCGGGCGGCGCATGCACTCCACCGGCTTCTGCGTGCCGTGCACCGTGGCCGCGTCCTCGTCGCCACCATTGCTGATGGCCCAGAGCGTGGCCTGGTCACGCGCGCCCTGCCAATGCCCGGTCGCGCCTTTGCGCACCGCGTAGAGGCACGGCTCATGCTGCCAATGATAATCGCCGCGCCCCAGCACGAAGCGCGACTTGGCCCAGACGATCTGACTGCGGATCACGAAGCCCACGGCCTCGAGGCTGTCGATCACCGTCCGGCTGTGCACGCCGGCGTGCCAGACATAGGCCACGTCGCCGGGGAACAGCGCCCAGGCCTGGCGCCAGTCGGCGCGATCGTCATTCGCCACCTTGCCGGTGCGCATGGTGGCCGACACGCCGGCCTCGTTCCGCCATTCCGGATCGTAGTTCACGCCATAGGGTGGGTCGGTGATCATCAGATGCGGCGTCGCGCCATCCAGCAGGCGCGCGACATCGGGCGCGCTGGTGGCATCGCCGCAGAGCAGCCGGTGGGGCCCGAGCTGCCAGAGATCACCGGGACGCGTGACTGGCACGACCGGTGGCTCGGGCGCCGGCGCATCGGGATCACCGGCGCCTGCGTTCCCCTCGTCGCCCGCGCCGTCGGCCAGCAACCGGTCGAGCATCGCCTGGTCGAAGCCGATCACACCAAGGTCGAATTCATCCTCGCGCAGTTCCCGCAGTTCGGCGGCGAGCAGGCTCTCGTCCCAGGTCGAGTTTAGTGCCAGCTGGTTGTCCGCTAGGCGAAAGGCCCGTGCTTGCGCCTCGGTCAGATGGCCGAGCCGGATGGCAGGAATTGCTTCGAGGCCGAGGGCCTTGGCAGCCAGGACGCGGCCATGGCCCGCGATCAGCACGCCGGTATCATCCACCAGCACCGGCACGTTGAAGCCGAACTCCGCAATGGACGCCGCCAGCTGCGCCACCTGCTCGCTGGGGTGCATGCGTGCATTGGCGGCATAGGCCGCGAGCGATGCCACCGGCATCATCTCCATCTGAAGGTCAGGCCGCATCGGCAGTGACCTCCATGCGAGCCGTGGCGACAGCATTGTAATCGCGGCCGTCATCGGCCAGCGTGACGGGCAGGTCGGGGTGCAGCATCCGCCACCGCGCCACGGCGAGGTCGACATAACCCGGCGCCAGTTCGATCGCGAGCACGCGGCGTCCGGTGCGCTGGCCGGCGAGGATCGTGGTGCCGGAGCCACCGAAGGGTTCGAACACCAACTCGCCCTCGTCGGTGTAGGTGCGCATCAGGAACTCGGGCAGCACCACCGGGAACACCGCCGGGTGCTCGGTCTCGATGCCACGGCCCTTGTGGCGGGTCAGCCGCAGCACGTTGTCGGGGATTCGGAAGTCCTGCACCGGCAGGCCGGCATGCTGGTACTCCGAAATGCTCCCATCGGCGGCGCGCAACCCGCTGCCCTTGTTTGGCGTGCCGGCCCATTTGCAGGGGACGATCTTGTTCGCCTGCCGGGCCTGACGATTGAAGTGGAAGACGAATTCGAAGGCCGGCGCGAGGCGTCCGTTCCAGTCACCCGGCAGACCGGGGCCCTGATCCCAGGTATACAGCCCGAAGCGGCGCCAGCCGCGGGTGCGCATCCAGTCGAGCCATCCGGCCCAATACGGCATCCACTCGCTGTCGCGGTGGATCAGGCCGAGATTCACCAGCACCTGGCCGTCCGGCCGCATGGCTGCGTCGAGGTGCCCGAACGCGCCCTGCATCAGCGCATCCCAATCCGTGCCGCCGCCGGTGGTGTAGTCGCGCTGGTTGCCGTAGGGCGGCGAAGTGAACAGGAGCGCGGCGCGGTCGTCGCCCATCACCCGCGCGACCGACGCAGCGTCGGTGCTGTCGCCGCAGAGCAGGCGATGATCGCCCAGCAGCCAGAGATCGTCGGGGCGGGTGACCGCCTGACGCGGTGGCTCCGGTTCGGCGTCTGCGGGATCCTCCGGCGGCGCCTCGTTGCCAGGGGCGTCGGCGCTGGCAACGGCCGGGCTGGCAAGGCTCCCGTTGCCAGGGTCCGTTGCCACCGGCTCCATGCCGGCCAGCAGCCGATCGAGCTCACCGGCATCGAAGCCGGTCAGCGCCAGATCGAGACCGCCCATCTCCTGCAGCTTGGCCACCTCGGCGGCGAGCAATGCCTCGTCCCATCCGGCGTTCAGCGCGATGCGATTGTCCGCCAGGCGGTAGGCAGTCTTCTGCGCCTCGGTCAGACCGGCGCGGGTGATGGTGGGGACCGTCTCCAGTCCCAGGGATTTGGCTGCTTGCAGGCGGCCATGGCCGGCGATGACCTCGCCGCGCTCATCGACCAGCACCGGCGCCACGAAGCCGAACTCGAGAATGGAGGCCGCGATCTGCGCCACTTGTTCGGCGGAGTGCGTGCGCGCATTCCCGGCATAGGGCAGCAGGGAGGCGACCGCGTGCGCCTCGACGGCGCTCGCAGACCATGGGGCCTGGGGCATGCGTACCTGCTGGAATCGATGATGGTGGTGGGGATTGCCGACCGCCGAGGCTGGCAACGCGGCGCCGTGGCAACCTGGAAAAACAGCCTGGCGCTAGGAATGTCGCGCGCTTCCGCCCCCCGCATACAGCGGGGCTAGGAAGGAACCATCGGCTCGAGAGCCACTGTCTCGATCGAGCCGCAGCGTGGCTGTTCAGCCGCGGCGCTCTCGCACCTTCTCTACGTGTCTTGCTTCTAGCCTTATCGATGTCGGAGCCGCTACGGGGTGAATTGTAACAGCGGGATCGGGGCGATGGTGACCGCCCCGATCATCGCGCGTCA